ACAACGAGGGACTACCGCAGAGTATCGTAGACTCAATTGAATCCCGCAAGAATAATAAGAACTGGTGGCGTGTATACGGCTTAGGGCTACTCGGTGAAGTAGAGGGCAAAATATACACTGGGTGGCAGATCATTGACGATGTACCCCATGAGGCACGGCTAGAACGTCGTGGGCTAGACTTCGGGTACTCTAACGACCCTACGGCCCTGATTGACGTGTACTACTACAATGGTGGCTACATATTCGATGAGCAATTGTATCAAAAGGGACTAAGTAACAAGCAAATTGCTGATGTTATCAACAACCTACCCAAAGCTAACACACTCGTCATGGCGGATAGTGCAGAGCCTAAGTCTATTGATGAGCTACGCCTATACGGGGTGAACGTACTCGGTGCTAACAAGGGTGCAGGCTCTATTAACCAAGGTATCCAGTACATCCAAGACCAACAGATAAGCATTACCAAACGATCTATAAACGCTATCAAAGAGTACCGCAACTATATGTGGAAGACAGATAGGGATGGCAAGATACTGAACGTACCAGAGGACATCTTCAACCACGCAGGTGATGCTGAGAGATATGCAATGGAAAGCTTACGACCTACTGAGGACGAAGACGACGGTTATACAAGCGGTACGATAGATTCACTAATTTACTAGGAGGCAACATGGGCAAAAACAAAGAATGTTTCGATTATATAGACGATAACGTGACTACATCTTGCAGGGGCGATGTAAGAGTATATGTACATCAAGGTTGGGGAGGTGTCTTTGTCAAATTATGTTCAGGTCATTACAAAGAACACTTTATTGATGGTGATAAGTCATGATGGACTTTGGCGAAGAGAAAACACATAAGAAGTACGAGAACGGCAGGGAAGTATTCACCCATACCTACGTTATGAGCAAAGAGCCTGTAACAGACGACTCGGACGAACTAGCTAAGATGCTCCGCTTCCTTAATGAACATAAGGGTTCTAAGCACATATCTTTTAAGAGAGTGTTCTCAGACAAAGGCAATCGCTTCTTAGAGAAAGAATACAGGGACTAACATGGAGCTTGAAAGTGGGATCGACTTGTGGGTGAGAGCAACCAGAGTGTACGGCTATCGGGTTCGAGTAAGTAAGGGTGGACTAAGATATAAGGTTGGAGTGTTCCAAGACTATGCAGATGCAGTCAAGGCGAAGAATGATTTTATCAGAGAGTATGAGTTAAAAGGTGATATTGCCGATGCAGTCCCTCAGTACTCAAAGGAATGGTTCAACCGTGAACATAAGAAGCAAGTAGAGAAGTTCAGATCACTTTACTCCACACCAACGAAGGATAAACCCGTATTTATTACTATTCAGAGTGGTACAGAGCCGTATTGGATTCTGTCCAGTGAGTCAATGCGAATGAAACAGGAACACCAGAATGACAGCTATGAAAACGATGCAAATGCTTAGTTTTGCGTAACCACTATACAACCCCTATAATTTAACTATCAACAGCTAGTGTATGTTCCACGGCTATTCAAAAGGAATATTCCGTGGCAAAAGCTAACCTTACTAAAGAGAATTTTCAGAAGAAATGGACAGACAGCAAGGACTACATGTCCCCTCTTCAAGACCCTCTTCCAGAGTATGAACGTATTGCCCGTAACCGACCCCACCCTGGGATCAACAAAGCTTACCCAAAGAACACAGACGGTACACTTGCAGCAATTATTCAAGAGTTTCCTAAGCGTATTATCCAACAAGTTCCCTCTGGTAAAGTAACGACTACACAATCAGACGTCCAGTCTATTGTGGCTAACTTCATTCTTACTGATCAGATCATCCCTCACGCTAACTCACAAGCTGACGTACTACAGAAGTCTTGGGGTACTGTCGGTAAAGGTTTGACATTTGGCTCATGCTTCTCAATGACTTTCTTTGGTCAGAATAACAACTACTTTGGTGGAGACTTCCGCCTTATTTACATTAAGGACATCTTCCTAGAGAAGGGTAAGCTTACGTTCTACGATTGTTCGTACGCCTTTGTACGTGCATGGTATCAAGAGTCTGATATTGACGCGATCATTAAGAAGGAAGAACAGCTACGTAAAGCCGCTAAAGAGAATGGCGACAAGTACGAGGGAGAGTGGGATATATCTGAGCTTAAGAAGCTTAAAGACTGGGTGAGTGAAAAAGAAGACTCCGCTAAGTCTGCAGGCGAAAAGGAACGTAACACCCGAGCCGAGGGTATTGAAATCATCCATGGTTTCCAGAATGGTGTAGACGCTGAGTTTATCTCATTTGCTCCTGGTCCTGAGATGTTCGTCCGTACGATGAAGAACAAAGATCCTCGTGGTGTCATGCCACTTCAAGTCCTCTACGCTAACATCGACTTTGAGAACCCACTTGGTCGCGGGATTGTAGAATTATCAGGTGGTACACAAAACGTCATCGACTCTATGCTCCAAAGCTACCAGTACAGCCGAGCACTTAACCTCGCTCCTCCACTTATTAAACGTGGTGATTTCAACAAGTCTCAACTTAAACTACAACCTAATGCTATATGGGACTTAGGTAACAACCCGATTAACTCTATTGAAACAGCTAAACTTGATACCACTGCTCTTAACAACTTCACGAATGACTACGGACTATTCAAGTCTCAGATCATTGCCATGAACAATAACGGCGACACATCTGTGAGCGCTGAGGTAGGTAACCCTGGCTTTAGTAAGACCAGTGCAGGCGTACAAGCCCAACAATTAAAGCTTGGTATCTCAGACAACTACATGCGTAAACAGTACGAGCGTTGGATCTCTGATGTATTTGAGTCTCTCCTTAACCTTACGTTTGCTAACAAGCACGGTATAGAAGAGCTACAACTCGACAAGGAGACTGCTCGCAAAGTTCGTGATCTCGACCAAACAGCGGTAGATGATAATGATATTTATATTATTGACTGGGATAGCTTCACAGACTCACTTAAGTTTGAGGTTGATGCATCTACATCTGACAAGGCGTCTACAGAAGCACAACTCGAAGCACTTGACTCATTCCTACAGCGCATTGAGGGTTCACCACTCCTTAGTGCTATAGCTCAGAAATACCCAGAGAAAGCAGTGGAACTTTGGAATCAATACACAGCCCTTACTGGTGTAGAAGACCAAGAGAAGCTTGCTATTGACGCTGACCAGTTCGCACAAGACCAACTCGAAGCGCAACAAGCACAGGCAATGCAACCACAAGTAGACCCTATGGCACAGATGCCTATTGACCCATCACAAGTCCCAGAGGGTGAGATCATGCCACCAATGGAACAGTTGCCACCTGAAATGCTTGAAGCACCGCAGGAAGCCTTAGAACAGCTTACAGAAGGACAACCAGACGGCACACTTACTGGACTACCCCTCGCAGAAATGCCTATTGAAGATCCACTAGCAGACGGAGTCATTAATGAGGCTGACCTTATGGGACTAGACGAGGAAGAGACACAACTTATCCTTGGACTACAGGAACGTGGGTTTGAGGACGAGATTATTGCCCAAGCTATCGTAATGCTTCGTGAAGACGTCCCACTAGAAGAAGTAGCGCAAATTATAGCTCAAGCAGATAGGAGTGCCGAATAATGGAAGATTCACTATATCCGAACGATGGTCAGGCTTTTGACGACTTTAATTCTATCCCTAAAGAACAAGATGCCGAAGAGCGTGAGCAACAGTCTAAGTTTGAGAAGTCTTACCCAGTTATCAAAGATTGGATTGAAGAACTTAAGCAAGAGATTGCCAACACCGACTCTATGTCTAAGATGGGGATCAACGAGTCGACACCAGAGTTTCAAGTAAAGGTAATCATGTACGGAACTGCTAAATATCGGGCACTGTTGCAGACCAAGCTCGATAGCCTACAAACTCAGGAGGATGCCTTCAAGGGGCAGTAGGGTAGTTTGTATGCCAACATCGACCCCACTCGATGTTGGCATAGAGCCTATCCAACTCTAGACTCGTTCACTTTACGAACGTTAAACAATAAAGGAGGCACGTTATGGACGAAAAT